TGGTGGAGTCACCGCAGAGCAGGCGATGGTTGCCAAGAATCCACAGGTCGCCTGGTTTGGTGGCGGGGTCTTCTGGTGCTTCTGGTACGTCATCAGGATCTGTGTTGCCCTCTTCAGGATCAAGCTCGGTGACGTTGAGAATTTCGTTCAGGTCGTCCTGATCAAACCAAGGACTGATGTCATGTTCTTCTGAGAGCTGATGCAACATCTCTTGATCCCATTCGCTGAGATCAGCCGTGCGGTTGTCAGCAAGAGCTAAGCCGACCTTTTGCTCTTCTGACAGGCCGGTGCGTTTAACGGCGATGATCTCGTCGCCGTCGGTTTCAATGATGCGTACGTTTTTAATGCCTGCGGCTTTTGCCCCATCGATGGTGCCGTTACCCGCAAGGATGCGGTTGTCTTCATCGATAACAATGCTTCGAGCAGCGCCATAACGTTGCAGCGATTCTTTAATTAGATCAGAAGATCGATCTGTTCTGCGTCGTGCATTTTTATGGTCTGACTTTAAAGATGTTATTGATGTCAAGCTAAAAAAGCTGCTTGATGTATAGCGTAGCTTAGAGATCCTTGTTTTGACTGGCTTTTAGCCAATAGCTCTGAAGGCGGATAATTTTTTCTTCGACGAGGTGATGGCTACTCACAATCGATCTGAATTGGATTGGTTCCTCGCCAACCGTGATCATGATGCGCCCGTCTGGTTCGAGCGTACGCAGCTTGGCGATAGGCAAGGCTGAGTCTGGCTTCATAGCGAAGGAAGGCGCGGAGTTCATTTTGATGTTGCTGTGCTCTGTAGTGTTCGTCCATGTTTGAAATCGGGGTATTGATCGGGACACCAGGCCCGCCCTGCTTTTCCCACGGGGGTGGGTGTTGTATTGCTTTCAGCCTGCTGTGTGAGACCAGGCATCAGGCGCCCCGACAGTAATTAGTTGTTATTTAGTTTTTCAACGGTGACGGTGTAACCGCTTTCGGTAGCGATTTGCTTGAGGCTGACGAGTTCGTCATTGTCGTAGGCCCAGTCCTCCCACATGTGGTCAGAGCCTTTGTAGGCGTTAACGGTGTAGTGAGGTTCAACGGGCGAGAGTTTGAGCAGATTGTTTGCGTTTAGCTGGTCTTGATAACGCTCGAAGGCTTCGAACAAGTTAAGGCTGGTGTGGTGATAGCCAAGCATGGTGTTAGAGCAAAGGAAGGCCCTGTCTTCAGGGCCGTAGATGTGATCAGTCCCAGGTGTTGTGGTACTGAGGGCGGCCATCCCAGATGCGGAAGTACTTGATGCTGTCAGAAATACCTTCAACGCCGTCCCAGTGCTGAATGCGCTTGCGGAAGATGTTGCAATCTGGCGCTTGCACAGACGTATCAGGAATTGCTTTGCCTTCGCCTTGACCATCATCGCCAGTAACGATGCGACCAATAGGACGAAGCCAAACGCTGGCTTTAGTGATCCGAGCTACGACGTAGTAATCAACAATCGTCATGTTGTAGCCGTAGCTAGAACAAATGATTTGATTAAGTTCGAGCTTGCTGGTCTGAAGGTTTAGCTGTTCTGCTGTGACAGTCATTTGTTTTTTGGCGGTGCGGTCTCCCGCTTGATCAAAGCATGGCATACCCGCAGGCAAGCGTCAACCCTTCGCGTTTAACGCACAAATCACAGTGCAGACAATGCCCTCAAGATCTCGGCTGTTGACGTTGTATCGACGATTAACCGCGTAAATAGCACGGTCGATCGAATCTCTACCACGCGAAAAATGAACAGGCTTGATCTCAGGGATTGGTGCGGGTTGGTTTGCTTCGCTCAATACACGAGCCCTTAGCAGCTCCTGGCGCGAGATTCCTCGCTTTAGAGCCTGTTCGTTCAAAAACTCTCTTTCGGCCTCGGTGAGGCGGACATCAATTCGACAGGGGTAGGTCCGGTTGCAGTCAGGCATCAGAAATCAAATAATTCGGTTGGTTCAGGCTCTTGCGAGCCAGATTGACAAAGGCGCACGTCTAGTTCCCAACGCAAGGAACTGATCGTGATGTTGGGGCTCCCGAGCTTTGCAGCGCGGATGCTGTCCATTTTGGTCGCGTTGGCAATAACCCAGCCATTTGACCAGGCATCGCCGCGTCGTAATTCGACCGGTGTGCCGGGGGGTAAAACCCCCGCTGTGGAGGCACCAAGGGAATTGGGTAAACAAGGGGAAGAAGGGGAATAACCCCTTATTTCATGTGACGCGCGAGGGGTTGTTGACGTTTTTCCCCCTTTTCCCCCTATTTCCGGGGAGGGGGTATTGGGAACCCACAAGAGCTGAGGGCGACCCCCAGACACAAGCGCATCAAGCTGCCCGTCCTGCCGAACGAGGTCTTTTTTCTCCAACGCGCGAAGGGCGCGGTTGACCTTGCTTGCGTTGCATTTGGCTACGTCTGCCAGCTCACTCGCGACAACGGGGAACTGACCATCTGACCAACGCTCGCAGATGTAATCAAAAATATCGGCTTGACGGCCTTGCAGCTCGTCCGCAGCCTCTTGCATCGATTCAGCCGCCAAGACGCTTTCACCGTCGCCGTGATGCACCCATCCATCGTCTTCAAGCTCAATCAGCAGGGTCGTGCCTTTTGCCCTCCCCTGCGTCTTGAGTACAACGCGGTGATCTGATTGCGTCTGGCCTTCAGCAGGCTGCTTAAACCAGTTCATCAAGATCGTGAGGCTGGCCGCCGCAGGCAGGGCATTACTGCCCCGGCTGGCGTTGGTTGCGTTGCCACCGCTGACGCTTTTGTTGGTGTGGTGAATCATCGCCAACGTGGCCTTATGCGGCGCAAGGGCCTCGGCAAGTTGACGGGCTGGGCCATCAAAGCTTGAAGCAGCTTCTTCAAGGCCAAGCGGCGCACAACATGCGTGGTAGCTGTCAAGCAAAAAGAACGATCCAGGGTTCTCTTCTGCGATCTCTGCTAGATGTTTTACGCCCTCATCAGTTAGGTGCAACGGTGCTCCCGTATGCCACAACATTTCGATTGGGCCTGATAGCTCGCCATCGCTATTTACCAAGCCTTCGCGTTCAAACAAGGTGTTCCAATCGCTTTCCGGTTGATCAGTCCCAATGATGTAAACCTTGGGGCAAGCGCCGTGAAGTTTCTGGCCTAGATAAGATTCTTCGCCATGAAACCATGCGCTGATCATTCCAACCATTAAGGCAGACTTGCCGACCTTGGGTGGAGCGACAAGCAGATTAAAAGTGCCCGACATGATCACACCTTCCCACGACCATGGGGTGGGGGTTGTGTCTAACTTTTCACCACGCTTTCGAGGGATTGAGACCCCCGCGATTTGGCCTTGAGCCTTGCTTAAAACAATGGCCGCAGTCTTTTCATTGATCGGGCAACCAACTTCGTCGGCATAAAGGCGAAGCAGTTGCGATCGACGCAGCTCGTCTGTCTCGTTACAAAGGACGGTGTTTGCGTATTGGTCGAGCCGGTCCAGCAGATCTTGGTGGTCCTTCAGGCTTTCGGGCAGAATCTCGGAGGGCTTTGATTCGCCCGGTGTAGTGTCCATCTTTGGCTTTGCTTGGTGAGTAAAAGTCAGCCTGTGTGTAGACACCAAGCCTTTCCAGTTCTTTGAACGCTTCTAGTTCGTCGCTGGATTTGTACGGATGATCAGCGTCCCATACGTCGAGAGCATGATCGGAGCGATCCTTCTGCGTCTTGCTGTAATAGCCGAGCATTGCTTCCTCTTCGTCATATTGAGACGGAAGGCAATACGGCACCCACTGCAACAGATCAAAGGCGCGTTCTTCTGCTTTGAGATCAGTCACGGGCAAGGGGCTCCGGCTCTGATGCAATTGCCTTTTGCAGCAGCAGGTTGACCCAGCCGGTACGGGTAACGCCGATGGGCCTTTTTCTGTCAATCTCAGAAATAACTCTGGGGTCAATAAGCACTCTGGTGTTCGTAATTTGGTCCAGTTCCGACATGGTCTGGGGTTGCTTGGCTGCCAAAGTATGCCCATAGTGGGCACACAGCGCAACCCCCTAATGCTTGACCCGGTCCCAGAGCTTGAGTTCCACGAAGGCTTGCACCGTTATCGATGGCGCGGCGAGTGGCTAGCGCACAACGTTTCTGATGTGCTCGACGTTGACATGACGCCGTTTAAGCGAGCAATGATCGACAAATACAAAGACGGCCCTGATGGATGGGCTGCCAGAGGAACGGCGATTCATAAGGCACTGGAATTGCACCTGCTTGATGAGCCGCAGATTGTTGACGACAAATGGTCGCCGTGGCTTGATCCGCTGCTCGACGATCCGTTCTTCAAAGGCGTCGAAACCTTGGCTACTGAATACAGGGTGATGGACAGACACAAAAGCCTTGGCGGCAGCTTTGACTTTTTGATTCGGTTGAAAGAAGAAGGGCTGGAGCCCAGCAAGCAATTGGTGATTTTGGGGGATTTAAAAAGTGTCAGTTCCAAAAAAGGGGTTGCAGCCCGCAAGCCAGCAACGGCTCAGCTCGGTGCGTACATGTCTTGCTTAGCCCTTAATCAGCCCAGCATCACGGTGGGCATGTGCGTCACTGTCGTGAGCGGCCCCGAAAAATGTAAGGTGATCAAGCAAGACCCAGAAGAATGCTTGGCGGCTTGGAATTGCTGTTGGGATCGATTCTCTGTTGAGCAGCCAGACTTTTGAGCAGGCAAATCAAGATGAAGTGCCCCAAGTGCGGATCGTTTCGAGTCCACGTTGTGACGACCAAGAAAACTGTTGACGGCCCCTACGAAACAGTGCGCCGCCGCCATTGCAATAGCTGTGACTACAGGTGGTACACAGCGCAAGAGGCCGAGGTCAATATCGGCCCGTACTTGAACTGGGTTGGCGATCAGGTGAGAGTTCCGACTTGACAGGCATACCTGGGTATGCCACCATTTGTTTAGGCGAGAGCCCCACATCATCCCCTTTTCTCATGAAATCACGTCCTCGCTACTACAAGCCTGAAAAAACAGGCTTTCTTGTCTCTCTTATTTTTGGCACGCTTTTTGCTGGCGCAACCTGGCTTACCTTGACCAGCGTTCACAATCAGCAGCAGATCACCCATTGCGAGCAAGGTTGGCAACGCGCTTGTGCAGGCTTGCAACAATGACGCAGAAATTGTATTTGCAATGGCAACAATGCAAGGCCAGAAATCCTGGCCTTTTATTGCAGCTAGCAGGGCTAGCCCGAGAGCTAAAACTGTCAGGCCATAGCCGCTATTCGATGGACGGTTTGTTTCACATTCTCCGATGGGAGACACGCGCAACAACCGGCGACCTTGGCCTCAAGATCAACAACAATCACACAGCTTTTGCGGCCCGTGATTTGATGGATCAATTCCCTGATCTTGAAGGCTTCTTCAAAACACGCGAGCAAAAAGCACGCGGCAATCACGGTCAGTTTCATTAACTTTGGGCGGCTGTAGCGTAAGTCCCGAACCTTGTCTTCCTTCTCTTGGATTCTTTATGCCCTAACAGCTTCACGTTTACCGTTCTTGGCAAGCCTGCCCCACAAGGCAGCAAAAGCTATGTCGGCAAAGGCGTCATGATTGAAGCATCAAAGAGGTGCAAGCCTTGGCGCAAACATGTCAAAGATGCAGCAATTAAAGCTCTGCCCGATGGCTGGCATGCCATGATGGATAAGCCCATTTTGGTCTCGGTCACTTTTATATTTGCCAGACCCAACGATCAATTTATCAACAACAAACCTGGCCCTGACCGATTAAAACCCGATGCACCTCAACATTGCACAAAACGAATCGGGGACATCGACAAATTAAGTCGCGCCGTCTTAGACAGCTGCACCAGCATCTGCTTTGAAGACGATGCCCAAGTGATTGCTCTTAATGCACAAAAACGCTATGCCACCAGAAACGAACAACCTTCCGCCATCATTACCATCGCCGCAATTTCCTAACCTTGGCAATGTCATCACAACTGATGACGTAAGTCAAAAAGGAACTGGCAGTTACAAAGCCGATTATGTCAACTGGTGCCGCACTATGCACTTGCTGCATGATCACGCCCCAGGCTGGCAGTTTTGCCTTGCCTATTACGTTGATAACAGTCACGTTTGGAAAGCTCCTAACGGCACGGCTTACGTTATTGGTTATTTCACTGGCCCAAATGGTGAACGAACGCCTGACTTTCCTCAGGCAATTATGGACAACCGCAACAACGCGATTGCTTACGAAAAGGTCAGCGCCCGTGATTTAACAGACAGCCATCGACGTTGCCTTTGCACTGCTGCTGCCGCACAGTTTGGTCTTGCATGGCAGCTATGGGCACGCGAAGAAGTCGAAAACCCTCATCGTGGAGAATCCGCACCGGCTGCTAAACCTGCAGCAAAGATTGAAGGCATTGCCGACAAGGACCAACCCCTGTCAAAAGAAGATCGCGAACAATGCCTTGGTCTTATCAAAGAGCTGACGCCTGACAACCTTGCTCGATTTTGTACGGACTTTCGACGGGACTTTAATCTCGGGCCTGACGCAAAAGTTGCCCCCGCCTTGACGGCCAAGCGCCATCAGGCTTGGTTGAATACCCATTTGAAAAACTATGTCTGACGATGAAAAGACAGCACAAGCCAAGCGTGACGAGGAACGGCGTCATTTGCACTTTCAAGTTCGGCTGGACACTGATCTAGCCATGTCGGTCCGGCACTTCATGAAGTCGCGGGGCTACAACCAAAACCAGGCGTTAAGCCTCATTATCTCACAGTTCTTTCGCAACAAAAAACCTAATGGCTGATTTCGCTCCCGACGCATTTACACTTTGGTTCAACTGCAACCAAGACAAAAAAACTGATGGTGCTTATTGGGCTTCATCTGAAGTGCCTGTAGCTGAACTACGCAAGTTAGTTGAATGGGTCAAAACTGCAGAACGCACCGAAAACCAAAAAGGGGAAGAGTGCGTAAAACTTCGCGCCAACCTTCGCCCTCGCGTTAGCAAAGCCGGTAACGATTTCTTGCTGATGGCAATCTCCGATCAAAAGCCACCACAAGCAGAAGCTGATTTTTAATTGATTCAATGGGCACGGCTTACCACCGTGCCTATTCTTTTGAGATGAAGCCAACGATCAAGCAAGTAGAAAAAGATGGAGAGCTTGTTTGGCAAATCGAAGCAGCTGGCCTTACAAAATTTCATGCGCAAAAGTGGCAGGCTGAGTGGCTTTACACCTACCTGACAAGTCTCTATAACTGCGACAAGACCAACCCTCAACCTTTGAGTCATGGCCCCCGTGAACATGAACTGGACGACGCGGCCTCAAGATCAGATTGATCTAGCTAAAGCACGGGTTAGGGACACAATGCACGAATCCAACCCAAAATTAACAACGCTAGAAAAAGCTCTTAGGGTTTCTGCTCTCCGGCAGAAAGCACAGCCTCCAACAGAGAAATTTGGCCTATAGCTTGCTTCAGAAGCTTTCCTTGATGCCATTGCTGACGGGCCATCGCAACGCATAGCTGAGACAAAACATCAACGTTGTCACAGTCTTCGATGGATCTTACTGACCGCTCAAGGGTCAACTCCTCTTCCAGGCTCGGCTTGACCACCATCCAGTCGAAACTGTTCAAGGGCTCGCTTTTCACTGGCGTAAATCCCCTCTTTAAATCGTATGTAATCACCTATAGCGGGGAATAACCAGTCCTGCACCGGTAAACAAGCTTGCCAATTTACAGGTTGAACGCAGTTCATAACGACTGTCGTCCAGAAGGCACTTATATATCCGTAATTCACAAGTCGTCCACCAAGATTACCCAGCCCGTGCCAGGGCCATCGACTTGCCAACGTGGCTTGAACTCTGATTGCCTTACCTCTACTCGCTCGCCTGCGGCACTTGAATGTCCCCCACGGGCTAAGTCCGGTTTTCCCTTTGGATCATTAACCACCCAGCCAGGATCGCTGCTGTTCTTTCCTGTATATCCCGTCACAACCACCCAATGACCACATCCATTCCCATTGCACATTGGCGACTCACCGCGTAGCAGGTCGCCCCGGTGAAAATACCCTGCCAAGACCACTCTGCCCATTTCAATCTCCATCTCGATCATTTCTTCGTCACCATCAGTCCGAAACTCAGCGTTCAACCCCAAACTCTTAAGCGTTTTTATTTGTGCCTCAACAGAGGTCGAATCCCCGAACTTGTCACGGATTTTGTTGTACTCATCATCTGTCTTGACGCGCGAAAAATGCGCTGCAACCATTGCGGCTGCACTTGAGAAACATTCGCGGTAGCCCTCTCTGCCGTTGTCGAGCTGGCTGAAGTAAGGGATGTAGACCTGCTGATCAATGCCTGATGCTTTCCACGCATCAACCCAGGCGGCATCTTCCTCAAGTAGCTCTTGAGGCAGGGATTCTTCAAGCTCTTTAACAGCGGCAAGTTGATGAGGAGTGCCACGGAACCAATGGAAGAAGGGAAGTAGGGAAAGCACAATTACGACCCAAACCCACATTTACTTCTCAACGCGAGTCCCTGGAAATAGGTTTACTTTGACAAAATCCACCACCTTGTCGTCAACGGTGTTGTCAGTGGTTTTGCAGTATGCAGTCAGAAGATCAACCACAAGTTTTTTGACACCGTTTGATTGCAAGAAACGAAACAGGATCGGGCGAATTAATAAAAGCATCGGAAACCTGAATGTGCCGAAAGTCTAGTTCCTGTCTTGTATGCCTTCAAGCCTGGCAACGCTGCGCTCAACATCGCTAAGCCTTCCAAACAACTCAGCATGAAGGGTGGTTTGTTCTCGTCGTAGAAGATCGAGCTGAGAACTTAAATTGTCTACAGCACTTGTGAGGCGCACCAATGAATCACGACCTTGCAGGCTTTCGCGGTTTGCACTCTTAACAGCAAGGGCACCCGCCCCTACAGTTGCCCCAGCTATAGCCGCCCAAACCTCTACCACACTTTTCGACCTAATTACCGCACATCATGGCAGAAGAACAGGCAAAGCAAGAGCAAGAGCAAGAGCCCGAATCAACGCCGTTGGCGGATTTTGTAAAGCTCGCTGTTCTTACATGGTCGATTGTGATGCTTAGCCTTAACTACCTGGGTTATGTCAAAGCGATGGATCCGACTTTTCCAGCCTCGTTGCTTACGGGAACAATGACGAGCTTTGGCGTCAACATTAAACGTGCTGGCAAGAAAAAAGACGATCCGCCTACAATTGCAGAACAAACACCTACTACGTCTAAAACCAAATGAGACGTTTCCTCTTCTTATCGTGCTTAACGTTTTTTGCGGTAAGTCCTGCTTCGGCAGATATTACGCACGCTATTAAATCCTCAATCTCGCTAACTGTTGATGGAGCAGCGTCCCAGTCAATTCGGCAACCTAGTTCACTTGCAGTATCTGGCTCTAACGTCACTTTGGGTACTGCTCCTAAGCTGGGGACACTTACTTCCGGCACTGCTCTTGGGTATACTCCTGGCGTTTACAGTATTACTACTGCTGGTGACAGCTTTTCGTATTCAGAGTCGTACCTAGAAGGCGATGATGTTCCAGCTTTACTCTCTACAACTGTCACTGGTGGCGTAGTTCCTGCACTGCCTACTTTTTCTAATCAAACAGTTACCTCCGGAGGTACAGCAGGCACATTGGCCGGTACGCTCGCGACCGACGGGGCACTCACAATCACTGCAGGTGGTGCAGGGACAACTGCAATCGGACAGGTTATTCAAGAGCTAACTATTCGATGAGGATTCTGCTGTTGTTGCTTTTGGCTGCCCCAGCAGCAGCCGTCCCAATCGTTCCTAACTTTCAGCAAGGAACACTTTCCAGTACAACAAAGACAACGTCCAAGGTTATTGAAGTCATTAACTCCTACGAATATCGTACGGGTTATGAATACACGGCTAGCGGTACAAATATCAAACCCTCTGCAGGTCTCGCCCCACAAAGCTTGACGACGACCACCAATACATTGAACGGTATTTCAAGCAAGTGGACTGGACTTGATCCTGCATCAAGACCAACTTGGAGCATTGTTAACGAAGGAGCTGCCTTCAGCTTTGTTGAAACTTTGTCCGCGCCAGGGCTTGTAAATCACACGCTAATAAACAGAGAGACTGACATCGAATCACTTACAGAGACCACCAGCACCTTTACCCAATGAAGCGTGTCTTAGCAGCCCTGCTGTTATTGGCTGAGCCGGTTAACGCTCAGGTTTCAAGCACTGCCGCTCCAGTCGCAAACAGTTCGGGAAGTGTCACAAACCAGGCTGTCCAGGTTACGCCCTCCAAGACATTCACATCCGTGATTAACGGCGTTAGCTGCCAAGGTGCAACCCTGACGATCAACCCTTTCCTTAGTTCAACCACTGGCTGGTCTGATCCGTATGAACGCTATTACAACGAGCCTGTCTATGACACGCTTGATTTAGTTGGTGCGTTTGACCCAGAAGGCAATCCCGTTCCAGATGGCAGACCTGACAATCCAGGCAGCGTCTTGTTCCATAAACCAGTTAGGACAGGCCAGAAAACTAACTTTTCAGTCAATGGCGGCATCACTGCACAGATCTCGATTCCGCTAGACCGAAGTCATATCCGCACTTGTCGCGCTGCAGCAGAAAAACAAGTGCAGCTTATGGAAGCCAGCCTTGCCGATAAACGCCTCAATTACGAAATAGCTAGGTTGCGAAACTGCGGAACCCTTATGAAAGAAGGCGTGATGTTCCACCCCAAGTCGCCTTACAGGAAGATCTGTGCTGATGTAATCCTGGTCAACCCGCCAGGTGTCTTACCGCCCCACACACATTCAATTCCTACTTCTTCAAAGACCGCTGAAACTTCCGACGCTGCCAAGCAGACTCAACAACAGTCGTCTTCCCAAGCTTCTCCTTGATCTTCTTGATCGTCTTTTTAACGGTCGGCTTGATCGTTTTAAGCAAAATATCGCCTAATGGTTTGGCTAAGACTGCCGCTGTTGTTGCGACAACCGCAATCGTTGCAGTCGTGACCACAACAGGCGAGCCAGGTAAATGGTTGCCGAGAATCGCTGGTATGTCCAACGACTTGAACTGGGTTTTGCATTCTCCATCAACTCGCTTATACCCAGTAATGACAGCAGTCTGAAGCTTATTTTTAGCCCCAATAGGTATTGCGTCTGGTGGCGGACACGGTAATTCTGTGTCTACATTTGGAATGCCGGTTGGGTTGGACGCTCCCGGTGAAGGGGACTGAGCCGGTTGCTGGGAGGCATCCGGTTTTTCTTTTGGGTCTATTGCTGGCGGCTTAGCTGATCCATAAGTCAACGTGCCAGGTGTGAAGTCCAATGCGGCAGGAAACGATGGCATCGTTCCATCGCAAACCGTAAAGTTGCCCTTCGGGTCATTGGTGTAAGCGTCTGGATTGCCAGGCTGTGCATTTCTTGTTTCAACGCAGCCAGGTATATCCGCAACCGGAAAACCCAGCATCAACGTGACTGGTGGCTCAGACGGAATGCTTTGCGGCGGGATACTTCTCCAAGTTGGTATTTCTGGAACGCCAATGCGCCCCACACCAATCTCAGGTATTTCAGGCACCTATTAGAACGGCAGCTTAGGTGTTTCGATTGCTGGACCTGTCGCTGATGGCAGTTCAGGCATCACGTCATCAATCTGAGCAGGCACCATTTGCGTAACAACCTTGGTCAGCTCTAGCTTTAGCTCACTCATGTAATACTTCGTCAGCGATGGAATGCGGGTGTAAAGCACCAGCGATCCAACAACCATCGTTCCAGACATCAAGAACCCTAAGGCTCCTGCCAGATTGAAAAACTTTTGCATGGTGATGACAGATAAAACAAAAGGCCCCCTTGCGGGAGCCCCTTGTCGGTCTGTGTGAGAAACCTAAGCTAGTTATAGCCTAGAAATTGTACTTGGCACCCATTTTTGTTCCAAACACAGGATCGTTAGCGGTCGTGATGCCTGAAAGCTCGCCGTAAAGGCTGAAACCAGAATCAGCAACGGTTACGCTACCGCCCACTTTTCCTGAGAGTTCTGCGTTTACGTCGTCAGTGTCATCGACTAATGCAAAGCCGCCTTGGGCATAAAAGCCATAAGCACCTTCGCCACCTTCGTAACCAAGATGGATGTCAGTCACACTTCCTTGGAAGCCGTCAACGTAAGAACCATTGTTCTCCACGTTCACATAAGGGCCTGCCCAAGCAACTGAACCAGCGAGAACACCAGAAACAGCTACTGCGAATGCTTTGATCATTGTTGAAAGAGTCAACGTTTTCTGTAGGTACATTAACTGGGACAGTCAATGGACAGTTACAAATCTGTTTCTCAGTTCTCATCCGTTCCAGGGAACGTAGAAAAGTGTTTCTTATGTAATCCGGTGTAAAGACCACGTTTTGGATGGTCTGGCTTGTCGCGGCCTTCAAGCATATAAAGCATTTCTAGCCAAAGCACACGGTTGGAATTTGCCAAAATGTCCTCCGCGCCAGGTTTGCCGCAGATCATTGGGTCGGGTCTAGTAGTCACGTCGTTCATCCTCGTAAAGGTCATCGTCTGGGTCAAACGCTAGAAAAAGGGTTGTTAATACAGCCCCCGCTAGCGCACCAAAAATAAACGTCATTCAGATGCGTTGTCTGGGTCGGCAGTCCACGCAGGGTAGTCAGATCCAGTCACATATTCAGCCAAGGCTTGCACCCGTGCCAAGTCAGCATGGGGCGATACATCACCAATCTTGGCGCAGTCTTCAATTGCTTTGACCTTGGTGCCGCATTCAGTGCGAATAGTCTGACGCCAAGTCTTCCAACCAGCATTCATTGTTTTGCCACTCTCTTTGGCTTTGATAACGCGCCAATCAGAAGGAGCAAGCAAGGTGTTCGCTGTGTGCTTTGTTTGAGCAACCCAGTTGGCTTGTAGGTCTACATAAGTCTTGGGGATCAGGTTGCCGTCAGCGTCGTAACCCCAATAAAATTTTTGGTCATAGGCCGGAGCATTATCTCCCCAAGTAATACCTAGCTCTGCACGATCTTGTGAACTGCTTAGGCGTAACCAGTTAGCAGGGTATTGAACGTCGTTGTGCTCCCACGGAATATCCATGGGTAGACCGCGCGTGCCGATGTAATAGCCCATGAAGATGCAGGTGATGAACGAAGTTTAACGAGCAAGCCCGCCATTAGCCTGGATCGGGTTAGAAGCAAATGCAAGATATACATAAATCGCCCCATCACCATTACTATTAGTGTTGGTTGTGTATAGCTTAAATCCGTTAGACAACATGTCCATATTTACGTCCGTGGTTGAGCCTTCTCCATTGAATAGGTTTGGATACAAACGTAGGTTGGCTGGGTTATACCCCAAGCGTGAGGCATCGTTCATAAACCAATTGTCAGAACCACCATCTATTCTTTTCCCCATAACAAATGCCGGTTGGAATCCAGTAAATATAAATGTGCCGTCGCTACTTGATCCATTGCCGGTGTATGAACCCACTGCGCTGTAGCCTGCGACAGGTGCGAAGCAGTAGGCGATGAAATTATCTCCATTTGCATTTACGTCAGGGTTGCCGCTTAACTGAAATGTACTTGAAGACATTGTACGAAAATGAGATGAACTCCCTTTTGCTTCGGTTGAATTTAACTTCAGAATATTTCCTGCTGTCGGTAAAGAATAAACGAACCAATCGTCAGCAGTATCCCTATTCTTGACTATAATATATTCGGGCACTGCATTTAGTTGATGTCCGATAGTTACATTATCCGTATTATTTCCCGTGTAACTAACAATCGAGAAGCCAGCACTTGGCTGTGCTCTTACTTGTGAAGCAATGCTGCCGTCGTTGTTAGTTACCGTCGATGTTCCGGCGTCCCAATTCCATGAAATGTATGTTTTACCACCATTGTTAACGTTGGAGTCACCTCCAAGGGTAAATCCGTCAGAAGTAAACCCTGTCAATGCACTGCTTGGAGAATCTTCACTGCCGGTTTGGTTGCTGTATAAAACTTTTGAATGTCCCCTTACTGTGTCAAACAGCTCATGAGTCGTATTAACATTGCGAGACTTAAGCCACACAAAATCTGGAGAGAAGGCAAGATTTGTCACTGAGCTTATTCCACCGTTATATTTTTTAGCCTCAAAATACTTACTGCCATCCGCAATCGTTGGGGTCGGTAAGTTTGATGTGCATAAAGCAAGGAAGCCAGCAGGAGCTGCCGTATGGAAAGTACGTTGGCCGAAGTTAATGTGCCCAACTGCAGAGTTATAAGCAGTAATATATGCAAACATCTCTCCAGCCGTTAATTTACTAATCAGGGCAGCAGGCAATGATGAAAGTGTAGATTTAAGTGTTCCATCTAAGTAAAATTTAATTTCTTGATTAGTTACGTCTACCGCGACACCAATAGTGCCTCCAGTGGTTCTGTATTGAGTAACTGTGGCAACTGTGACTGATCCGCCACTAGGAACCTTTGTTTTGATCTTTCCTTCAGAGTCATACCAAGCAGCATGTGAATCTGTTGAGGTTTCAAAGACTCCAGTTATGGTGCCAACTGTTGAGGCAATCCCGATATTTATATAGTCAGAAGTAGCTTCAGAAGTTACTTCAAAATAATACTTTCCCGAAGAAGGAATTGCGATTGTGCTTGTAGCATGTCCATACTTGTTGGTGACTCCAGTACATGTTAAATTTCCATTTGATAAATTTGCAATTTCACCAACGCCAGCGTTTGTGCTCCGTATCCTTGCCAAAGGATTAAGCGTCGCATAATTGCCCACAGTGACCCCACCGGCATCACCGCCACTTGATGCAGTGCCGTTGCCTGGTGAGTCACGCAGGGAGTCGTTACCTGCACCTGAATCATTTTGAAGTATGGTCCCATTGACTCTAAAAGCAAATAAATTTCCACTTCCATCAGAAGGCTTCCATTCAAAACTAGTTAATGTAGAAGGCGGGTTCGGCACAGAATGCCAGCCAACAGAGCCGCTCATTGACTGTGCAGACCCTCCGTTGAGTTTTACGCTCCAGCCAGCATCTTCGTTTGTGTAATATTCAAAAGTAGATACATTGGCAATACTTAGGTTGAAATAACCCGAATACTGGCTGATGTCTGTGCTGTACGCAGCATTGCCGCTTGTTGATCCGTTCCACGCACCGGCGGGAGTATCTACTCTTGTGGTGGAATAGGTGTACTGCACATAATCTTGAACACTTAAATTGTTGGGAGTAAAGTTATTACTATTGCCAGAAGTATCTTTCCCTAGAGTTGTCGCAGTTGCGCCGCTGTTATCTGCAAATTGCAGCCTGAATCCATTCGTTCCAAATGACAGCCCAGACGTATCAATTCCTTGCCAGACCCCGTTATCGTCAAACGCTCCGAATGACGTAGCGTCAAGCTGAGCACCATCTACAAAGTTTACTTCGGCTAGGGAGCCGTTTAAATAATTACTGTTTTGGTCATTTCCGATAGTTATATTTTTTCCGCTTACAAAAGTTCCAGTATCGTAGTTTTGTGTTGGATATGTTAAAGTTGAAAAATCAGTTACTTGGATGCCATTTACATAAATTTTAACACGATCTGTAGAGGTTGACTGTGTAGTATCAACTGCAACAACAAGATGGAAAAAAGCGCCCGGATCTTTAAAAAATTGATCAGTTATTAAATCACCGCCGCTAGTTCCGTTAAAAAATACTCGCAACTTGTCGGTTCCTTCAAACCTAATTGCATCACGAGCATTCCCCCCGCCTACATCAGATCTAAGTAAAAATTGTTCAGAGCCTACTTTAGATTTTTTTAGCCAGTTGCTCCAAGTCCACGTCCTTCGATTACCTGTAGCACTTGGGGTTCTACTTAAGTACGCACTATCTGCACTGTTAAATCTAAGCGACCTAGATATTTCAAAGCCCGCAGCAGGCCCAGCAGCCGTCGCTGCCAGAAACAGCGGACTTGCGGCACCAGGAATACTCATGAAACGTTTAGCAGCGAAGTAACCGTGATGCGCGTTGCGCTTTCGCAATAATAAGCCAATACATCAACAGCAGCAGCCGTTGTCGTCAGCGTTGGTGCCGTACCACCAGCAAACTTATATTTCGTGCCCGCATAAGCAAGCGTCCTGCTTCCCGTTCCATCCTGAGTAACCACAATCACCCCAGACTGACCAGCAGTCACGTTGCTTGGATCGCTAAGTGATCTATTGCCACCAAGCGTCACGCTGAAGTTATTGCCAAGGCTCATGTCAACAGCAATTGTTGCCCCATCGGTCAATGCAACAGGCGTTCCACGCTGTGCCTTCGTAAAGCTCTGAGTAACAGCAAGGCCAGCAAGCGTTGTTGTCGAAGCAGGAATCGTGACCGTAACGTCAGCACCTGGATCAGCAACACTCAGCGTCAGCTCATGCGCGTCAGGCGTTGCACCCTCAAAGATCAAGCTGCCGTTAAACGTAGCGTTGCCAACAAACAGTGATGTGCTGTCGAACGTTGCAACACCCGTGACATCTAACGTTCCAGGGACATCGACATTGCTTGTAAATTCGACGCCGCTGCCCGCAGCGTCAGTCTGAAGCAGTTGACGTGCTGTGCCATTTGCAAGCTTGCTAACTGCAATCTCAGCCGTAGCACTAACGTCAGCATTGACGATCGTGGCATCAGCGATCATTGCGCTGGTTACTGTTCCCGTATCACCTGTCGTGACAACGTTGCCGCTCACATTTGGGAATGTGATCGTGCGATCAGCAGTTGGATTAGTGCAAGTAATCGTTAGTTCGTGCTGATCGTCAGCAGAACCTTCAAACGCCAACACAGCGTTTTGGCCCAGCAACACCGTGCCAGTAAATGTCGGGCTGGCAGCGCTTATCTTTTCAGTATCAAGTTCCTGCAGCGCAGCTTGCACGTTTGTAGCTGCAATATTGCCAGTCGCGACAACAGAAATATTCGATGCAGTCTGACCAGCGATAGCGTTCGAGACATCAATTAGCTGGAACGTTGATCCGCTGCCAAGCGAAATCAACATGTCTGGCGGTGCCAAACTCACAGCAGGTGCAGTACCTGATCCCGTTCCAGAATCACTAACAACCACGTAATAGTTGAGGTTGCCTGTTGCAGGCGTCGGCAATGCACCACCAGCCGTAAAGCCAGCAGCAGAGCCAGCAGTTGTGACGGAACCAACTAAGTTCGTGTTCGCGTTATAAGTTCCAGCGTTAACAAGGTTGCCGCTAATAACCGTGATCGGCAGGAATGACTGACCTGTAAAGACGTAAAGATCTTCGTTCTTCTCATCGAAAAAGAACTGACCTTTATAGTCACCAGTTGGAAACGTAACGACGTTGTCAGTTGCGCCAGCACCACCAAACTTGGTAACGGATTGATCCGCAAGTTTTGCTGCGGTGACAGCATCGGTTGCAATCAATGCACTACCGATTGTTCCACTTGTCAGCTTTGCGGCTGATAAATCAGGAATATCGCTAGCAACTAAAGTGTCGCCATTGCTGATATGGCCTTGGCCATCAACCGTGACCTTGGTGTAAGTGCCAGCGGCAACACTGTTGCTGTGATTAAGGTTGCCACTACCATCAACAGCAAGCCCCGTTCCAGGAGCAACAGCACCCTTCGCGCTAGAAGTAGCGGCTGGAAGATCTGCTGACGTGATGGCACGACCGCCAGTGATTAAACCTTTGGCGTTGTAAGCCACCACATGATGCGTGGAGCTTGCCGTTACATCGTTGGCAACTTCAATCGTGTTGGAGTCCATGCGGAGTCCTTCACCATTGACAATCACACCGCCCTTGGCGCTTGACGTTGCAACAGGAATATCACTGCCATCAATAACTCTGTAGGCAACGGCTCCACCAGCACTGGTTGGGCCTGCTAAAAACTTGTTTGCTGCATCAGTGTCGTTTTGAGTTGCAGCAATTGCAACGCTTGACCCTGTGGTGGTGACAACAATGTCAACTAGGCCAACCGTGCTGCCAGTGACAGTGTTTACAGAGCCAGACGCTCTTAGGCTGAGCCACGCCGATCCGTTCCAGCAATAAAGAGAATTATCGTCAGTGTCAAGGGCAAGCTGACCTGTAAACGCACCAGCAGCAGGCAGCGTTGTAACTAGGTCAACAGTGGATTCGTTAGCAAGCTTGGCGGCGGTAATTCCGTCATCGGCAACCTTGGCTGTAGTTATTGCAGCGTCAGCAACTTTGGCTGTGGCAATACCGCCATCAGCAAACAAGATCTTTGCACCTGGAATCGTCGCATCAGCGATAAGCGTGACGCCGTTTGCAACCAGATCGCCAATCGTCAGTTTCTTGGTTTCACTGGCGCTGTTGTCAACAACAGCAACCAAGTCAGCAGTGGCCAGGTTGTTCCCGGCTAGAGCTGCTAGTTCACTGATTTTTAAATCAGCCATTGGTGGTCAGCTCCCTGCTTAAAGGTCGGTCTCTAGCAGCAGTTTAGCCGCACCGTCTTGATCTAAGAGTATGTCACTGGCATCTTCCTGCAACACCGCTTCGCCTACAAACGTATCCATCTTCAGCTCTACCGCTCCAGTCGTAATGAAATCTGCTGTGATTTGAACCGCAGCGTCTGGCGAGAACTGCACCGCACACGCTGTGATAACAGCATCAAACTCATAAAAAATATCGTCAACTTGGTTTAGAGCAGATCCGTCAGGGGTGTAACCGTTTGCTTTGAGATAAAATCTTGCATGAAATTGGCTGCCAACTTTGGTACGCAAAGAAAGCTCAATAAGATAGTTTGGCAATTCCTTTATAGTGTCGCCCGTATATTCCCAGAAGCAAGACATCCGGCCAGAGCCAGACACCAACGTGCTGATACGACTCCTGAAATCATCAGACAGTGTTGTTGTGTCAACAGTTTCTCGTTCGGTATTAAGCTCGTAGCTATTTACCTGCGCTAACAGACGAGCAATATTGTTTTCAACAGTTACTGAAATTGGGATGACATTGCCGGGAGTCGCAAGCACCACTGCGTTCGTTCTTCCGCCATTCACAGCATCAGCAAAACTGTTGTAAAGCCTTATGCCGCCAAGCTCATTGACGTGGATAAACTTTTTTGCGCTTGAATCTGTGTATCCATTGATAAAATCAAGAGCACTACCGTCAGTGCTTTTTATTTCAATTTGATCGCCAGTAATTAACTGCCCGCGTTCAAAATCAAAACTAAAGCGTCTTTCCGTAGTGTTTACATCGCCCGTATTAATTGTCGAGCTAAGTTCACTGCCATCAAACTGACGTTGGAGTTCAACTTTGCCAAACGTACCAAGGTAAACACTCATGAGATTGTGGCGGCTAGCAGCTCTCCCGTACCAATAAACGAAATCTCAGCACGCACCAGATCAGCAGTAGCAGCACCCATCGTGGCGCTTGAAACGTAAGCCTTAATCTTGATGTCGTTGTTGTCCGCCCCATCAACCCAACGGAATGTCAAATCAACAGTGTCGCTGCTGGTAACACCAGTCGAACCAGTCTTGACAAGTGCGCTTAACAAGCTTGTTGTGTTAATTGAACCGCTGTCTTCTTTGTAATAAAGCAAGCTGCAACTGCCCGTATAACCAACAATTCCTGGAACGTAACTGCGAATGTTCTCGCCAAGCGTTGTGGTTTCTAACGTCTCAAGGTTTGCCTGCACCGAGAAGCTCGACACTTTGGCAACAGTCGTACCAGCGACTTGTAAGACGCCATCCCTGCCGGTATAGACCTTTGACATCAGATCACGCCAATGAGATTCACTGTAACAGTGCTAACCCCAGGCCGCACCTGCGTTAATTGTGGTGGGCTTTCGTACCTGTACTTTGCTGGCGTCCCTGATTCAGAAGAAACAGTGCCTGCAG